TTTTAGAAACTACCGATTTTAGGCTTTCTACGGCGTTTACCAGAGGTAGCATCTCTACTTTTTGCTCAGGAAACTCGATTTCTGACAAGTTTGATACACGGATCTCTTCTAGTGGCTTGGGAATTTCCGGAAACTCTATTTTTGTGGGGTTGGTGATCTCCACTTTTTGAACATCTTTTTGTGCGACCGTTACACTCAACCCATTCTCAACCAACTTCTTTAGTCGAGAAGCTGTTTTCCGTGTATTTTCAGCCACCTCCTTATGAAGATTGGTGTCAGTATTGGCTACCTCTACTTCAAAACGGTGGTCCTTGATTCTAACAACTGTGTCACTAAGCCGATCAATAGCCGAAACAATAGAATCCCCTATACTACGGGCGAGCTTACCAGTAGCTCCAAGGGTTTTAACTTGTCTTAGCCTATCGTTCAAGTCTGCCATAGTATTATCGAGCGGACTTCCACGCCATTACGTAGATATTCTCTCCGCCAGAGACTCCGAGGTAGTGCAGGTTGGTGACCATAATGTCTCCAAACTTGTATGGAACGTTTGCCTTTAAGAGCAATCGCTCGGTAGCAGTTACCTCACTATCAAAGTTAATAAAACAGTCGGCGTCAGCTACGACCAACACCTCATTGCGAGACGTGAGCATGTTCAGCTTTTGATTTGCAGTGGTACAAGAAACCTTGCGAGTGAATACTGCATCGCCCTTTTCGTTCATATTTTCTCCTTACAAACTACTAATATGGTAGTAGCCGTTATTTGTTTCCTTTTTTTGTATTTCAGAAGCCCTGAAGTGCTGTCCTCTCCAACCTGCAAGCTGAAAAATATCGTAACTCGATCTCGCCTTTGTGAAGAACAGCACATCATGGCCACCGAACGAGCAAGCAACCTTGTGCTCTGGAAGCTGACGAACCTCCCCTGTTTTGTAATCTGTAACCTTATCCACCTCAAACCACGGGTAACCAACAAACTCAAACACTTCTCGAGCTATGAGCGTATTGCCGATGCCACACCACAGTATCTCTCTACTGTCGTTTCGGTGAATATGGCTCACTCCCTTGGCTACTGGATAGTCAACCGTCACAATTGGCTTATTTTGTGCAACCATTGCACGAAGAACCCCCTCAGGAAGCTCGTTGTCTTCCTCAACCATCCATATGTGTGTGACATCTTCGTCTTGCAAAACTTCTATTAGGGCATCGTTCCAGCAGTCTGGCATAGGTTTTTCTGTCACTATAACCGTATCAGATGGGTCAAAATATGGCTCTTTATTAGATAATAGCCCTATGACAGTGCGAGCGTAAATAAGACCTCTGGTCGGGAGAATTGCTCGAACCTTCATATCTTCCCAGCCAATCTTGCGAGCTGGTACTCTCTACCCTCTTTACCAGATAAGAATTGACCATCTTTAGTGCGGGTTCCGGATTTTATTTCCTTGAGCATGGCGGATGATATTTGTCTAGTACCGCCAGGCTGGTCGATAGTTTCCGTCTTTCCATATGGGTTCAAAACCATTCCGACCCTTTTAGAGTAATTCTGGCATACCGAGCATTTCAGTCCGATCCATTCGCCATATTCGTTATTAAATAGACGCAAATCATCATCACTGCATGATTGAATAAAGTGATCTTTACACTCAAAGCAATAAAATTTGTATTTGTGTTTATCCATACAATAAAAGCACCCCTTTCGAGGTGCTTTGGGTTTACCAATAGCATTTATATTCTAGCGCATTTTAATCCTTTATACAAAGAAAGGGGGAGGAAACCCTCCCCCAATTCTTTGATTGTCCGCTTTGTACTAGACAGAGCTTCGGATTTCAACACCAAAGTCTGGGCGGATCGTCTGAACACCGTACAGAACGTCGGTGACCACGATGTCAGCCAGCTTGGTGATTTCATACTGCTTCTGGACACGAGGAGCCATCTGCATCGCGAGAGCAAACGCTTCCTTGTGGAAGAGCATGTTGTGCACGCTGGTGGTGGTACCAGAAGTCTTTTGCACGTTGGTCGAGTAGTAGACCGGAATACCGTACAGAGTACCGTACATGTAAGCACTGTCCACACCCGTCACGATGCGAGTGAACTCATTCTGATTACCGATGTAGTCAGCACGCACGAAGTCAGCGACGTTAAGCATCGCACCGGCTTGAGAAGCATCGACCACGAAGGCCATGTCTTCACGAGGCACGTCGTTCTGCATCAAGGTCTGGATAGCTGCAACCAAAGAGGCGGCAGTGATATCAGACTCATAAGATCCAACGTCGGTCGTGGTGAGATCAGACCACAGCTCGAGAATGGAGGTATCAACCGCGTTAGCAATTTGATAACCAGCTTTTTGGGTGTAGTGACCAACCAGATCGTAGCCAGACTGCTTCGCCAGCTTGTCCTCGACGGCAAAAGCGACGTATTTGTGCTGATTGATCGTGATGGTCTTTTCTGACTCAGTGATCGCATCGAGCGTGATGTCGGTTCCGGCGGCCTTGTCACGAGCTTGCGTGAAGTTCGAGACCTCAGGAATGTGAACGACGTCACCCTTTTCACTTACATCAGCGTCGAAACGGCTGACCAACTTGGCTGCTACTAACTTAGACTCGGTAGCGTCGAGTGTCCGCATGCTCCAGACTTCAGGAATGAAGACCGCGGAAGTGGTAGTTGTAAAATTAGCCACTTTTTCCTTTCTTTAGCCCAACCCTTCAGTTTCCCACTGCTTGTAGAGTGCGTTAATCTTGTCCGCGTTCTTTAGATAGAACTGTCGTCCATCTGGCTTACGCAATCTTTCTGCGAGTGTTTCTGGGGTCCATGGGGTTCCGCTTGGGATCCTGGACCTTGTCTTCTCTGAGTAAGGCTCTTTTTTTGGTTGTTTTGATGATTTTGCCTCAACAATCTCCTCGAAGTATAAGTCTCGGTAGGCGGCCTCAGGGTCATAAATACCCTTCTTGCGCATATGATCCTCAATTTCTGAACGATCGTATGCCGGCAATCCGTCTTCTCCAGAGAACTTACTCTCCAAAGAGCTATGTAATCTATCCAATACTTCTCGATCACGTTCTGCTTGAATGCGTTCAGTGATCTTTCGTATCTCAGCTTCAACGTCTTCCTTAGATGCAAACGCGCCGATCTGCTTTAATCGGTTCACGGCTGCCTGCTCTTCAGGAGTTAAGTCTCCACCGGGAGGAATCGGAGCCGTCCTGGTATTGCGCAGTTGTTCAAGCTCACGTTGCAGTCTCTCTCGCTCCTCCTGGAGGGCTTCCCGCTCCCGTTGGAGGGCTTCCCGCTCCTTTAGAGCTTCGTTCTTCTGCTTCATGATCTGCTTAAAGCGATCCTGTGCTTTTCCAGACAGACTATTCCAATCCTCTGGGATATCTTCTTGTTTAGGCTCTTGAGCTTCTTCTGTATTCGATGGTGAGTCGATCTGGCCTAGCTCTTCCAGTTGGATGTCTTCTGACATATCCTCCACCTTTCTTCTGTTGCTTAGGGCAACGAATCCTTTTTTTTGCTACTGTTTAGGTCAGTGATTCCTACTACAATCGTAGTAATTAGCCACGCTTCTTCGGGCGGTTCGTGGCTGAACCTGGCACGTCAATGCCGAGCACTCGATCCCTGCGCACACCCTCGGAGACGTTCGTTACCGAACTTTCCACCTCGAGCTTGCCCATGGGGGAATGTTTGCCGGACATAGTGCCGCCACCCTTTCCCTTCTTGCCTTGCATTAGGCTCCTTTCTTTTTAATATCGGCACCCCAGTCTTCGGTGGATGTCTTCCTCGATGTCCTTGAGGGTCACTCCGGACATCGCGACGACGCGTCCATCTTTATTAACTGGGAGAACCTTCATTTTTGGTATATATGGCATGTTGTTATCAGCCGACTGGCTTTCATGCATATATCTTTCTTGACTTACTAGCATTCGTGGCTCGTACATAGTTTCCTTTCTATTGCGGCATCGGGATCATCCCGGCAGGTGATTGTGGTGCTGGCGCGTTCATTGCTGGCAATGGAGAGACCTGAGGCATAGGTTGTGAAGTAGGCTGCTCATTAAGATCCATTTGCTGCCCCGAACGTCGCACTGGTTGTTGTAGTTGAGGGGTTTCCTGTGCTCGTCGATGTTCCTTTATGTGGTCATGCACAAGCTGGTCATATCGACCCCCACCGATAGCTTGCTGGTGAACTGCGATATGAAGCTCGTGGTCATCCATCTGTGGGTCAACCGGCATCGGTGAGCCTTCCAAGAGCATTTCATTCTCTGAAAGAGCAAGTTCTTCCTGGCTGATACCGATGGGCATTTCCGGAACTTCCTTACGCTTGAGCTCGATAATCTTCTCTGCCCTCGTCCGGTCGATAACGTCTTGAACATCCGGGAACTCAAGGTACTTGAGAACATCTTCCTGAGAGATGAGCCCTGCGGTGGCCAGATCCATAATTGTCTTTTGTTGTGCCTCTTTCGAGTAGTTAAGCCACGATCCGATTTTCACATTTAGCTCGTTATTAGTTGAGATGCGCAGCAACGGATACTTCTCTTTACCGATAGTCCATTCAGATTTTTCCTTAGAGAGCATGTAGTCTTCACCGACCACTGCGAAATGCTCGACCATGCGGCCGTAGCCAACGACCCGGCGAATACGTGGAGTGTTGTAGTGTTTAGCCACTTTCTTGAGAACCTTTTTCCCAACACGCATGAGACAGTCTTCGAGAGCCTGCACTAGGTCATCTTGGTTGGATGCAGACGATTGCTTGAGCTCTGCCAGACCGATTCCGGACTTAATCCCAACAGGAACGCGACCAAGCATAGGATCCTGAACCCCGGAGATGTCGGCCAAGTATAATCTGGCCCGATTGATTTGGTTCTCGGTTGTTGCCGGGAGGGGCTGAATTGGAAGCTGGTACACCTCTGCACCGCGGGCTTTCTCTATAATCGTTCCATGTTCATTTGTCACGGCCCTGATATCAGAGTTTTTGTCGATAACAATGCGGCCTTTTGCCATTCTGTAGTTGTATTCAAACACGGAGCTCTCAAGAGCATTAAGGAGCCTATTGACAGCGATAACGTGTTTAGCCCAGCTTTCGCCATACAACTCGAGAGGATTCATGTCAGCTTGGAAAAATTCCAAGTCATACTCCTCTTGGTCATGTAGCTCGTCGCGTAGCGGAATAGGAGACTCGTCACAAAAGGTTAGAAATCGGATCTTAACATTGCCATCTTCATCGAATTCCTTGCTTTGCATCTCATAAACAATGGTCGCCCCATTTGCCTGGGATGCCGATGTGGAATTCTGTATCGTCTGAAGGAGAAACTGCTTGTACTCGCTCTCGGCTTGTTTAGCAGAGCCAACCTTGACCATCTTGCGTGCAGTTTCGTTATAGTTCGGGTTTTTGCGGATCTTATCAATACTCGTGCGCACAGCCTTAATAATGAACTCTGCCTCCTCAATAGAGGTAGCATTTGGGTCAATATAGATGTCGTACGGATCATGCAGAACGATAGTAACCTCGCCTTTTGGCTCATTTGGTCCGTTGTCATAGTTTGGATCCCAAGCAATTTCAAATGGACCACCAACCGAATAAATGAGACCCTGGATGACAGCTTCCTTGATCTTTTTGGGCATCTGCATCTTGAAATACAGTGAATCTAATAGTTTGCCGGAGAGGCGCGCTGCCTCTTCTGCTCGCTCACCCTTGAACTGTGGTAAAACCTCCCACTTGGGGCTGAACGATGTAACCTGATTTTTAATAGATCGAATAAATGCTTGTAGGTAGTTAATAGGGATGCGAGCCTGAGATGTTGATCGCAACGACACAGCACCAGTAGAACTGTTCTGAGACACAAACTGATACCCACGCCGAAACAGGTCTCGAGACAGCCATTCTCTGTCATACTTTCTGCGAGCATCTGCAGCAACCTGCAAGAGGCGGCGAGCCTCCATCATGCGAGCTATTGACTCAGCACTTACATCTTCATTTTCCGGATCTTCATCAAGCTGCACCTCATCGCTCTCATTTTCCGGATCTTCGAGGTTTAACTCCTCTTCTCGAGAGTCTTCCTCATTAAGTGCATTCTTGATTGCGCGTTCTTCTTCTGTCATAGGATACTAACTGGTTTTTCTTCTCCGTTAATACTCACTTGACTAACCTTTGAAATATCAAATTCTGGGTCATCCACGCTGATCTCGTTTGGGAGTTCTTCCATCACCAGATTGCCATGATCTTTGCCCCAGTAACGCTTTCCCACTGGCTGAGATTTCTCTGTGTAATCATTAAACTCTCTAAAAGAGTCGCTCTTAATAAGCTCGTGGAGCCTAGTAACCTGACGATGAATAATCACCTCACGAATCACTATATACAGAAGCAAGAGAACGACAATTAAGAATGTCTCACTCATAAATAACTCTCTAAATCCTCAAGTATTCTTCTTTTTTTGTCATCAGACAATTCGGTACTATTTATGAACTGTGTCATGTTGCTGACCACATTCTCCGGATCGTTGTATATGGAAATAGCCTCAGCAATTTCGGAACGATACGCATCTCCTCTTTGATTGATTTGCCCCTGTATTTCTACTATGCTCATACAAAAAAAAGACACGCCATCCACTAGCGTGTCTTTGGTTTTCCCAATAGACAGGATCAGTATAGCAGTATTTTTTTTACTTATCAAAGTTTTCGTGGCTCATTTTGTGAACATTCACAATTGATTGTTCAACACTATGCTTCATAGCCACGATCTGCCCACCTTGACATTTCAGTTCTATGGTAGCCGTTCCGTACTCCTTCGCCAGTAGCTCGCCAATTACCTTCCCGATAATCCTCTCGACAACAATTAACTCTGGATTTGGAAACTGACTCACAACCACCCCCCTATGCCAAGACTATCAACCCCTGACATAATAGAATTAGATTTTCCACCACCATCCATAATTGGGTTACCCAAGCCACCTCGATTAGGATTCACATTAGTAAGCTCGAGATAGTTTACTGCGATATATCGTACACAATCCTGTAAATGATCATAGAACCCGTCCTTGAGCGGTTGTTCTTTCTCTGGCATACCGTCCTTATGTTCAGGGTAGCGGTATCCTCCCTTGAACCCGTCGATGAGTATTTTGCACTTAGGGCTGACGATCATTCCGTACAGACCATCGTTTCGCCTCACCATTCGCTGGCGGAGTATTTCTAGCCCCTCGTCTATTGCGGACGGTTTAGAGTTTGGATATATTCCAAGGTCACGAAGCACCTCGATAGAAGTAAACTCAGCCTTATCACTTTTTTGGTGTCCGGCAGGATCACAGTTGTGGACCAATACTCCCTCGACAACATAGCTATGATCGTCCTCAACCTCAAGGTCATAAACCCATTCGGATTCTATTTCAATATCATCAACCCTGGCGACTGTCCTCACTGATTTATCAAATAAAATTTGATATTTCCTACTAAAGATAGAATAAACATCGCTAACTCCGTTTACGACTAAGTGATAGTAGTTTTCCCGATCAGCCTCTCTTCCCTCAATAAAATCTGTCTGTGTCGACCTTTTCAATACAAAACTTGAACGGACACCAGACATGAGCAGCCTTAACTGAATGTGTTTAAGTAACTCGTGAGATGTGTTTGAAAAACCAACAAGATCTCTTCGTCCAGTCTCTGACCACCCATTTGTGAGGTAGAGCCCATAAAGGAGGCTTGAGAACATACCGTCCGAACACATGACTATCTTGTTCACCATCTTCTTTCCATGCTTAGCCAAATCACTATCCCTCACCAACAGAGACAGAAGGCGCCAAGTTTCTTCATGTGTAAAATTTGATTTTTGCACAAACACACCATTTGGAGTAGTGTGCTGAGAATGTGTCGGGATCACACCAGCCTGGTCGCAGTAAGCATCAATTATCTCTTGGATAGCCTCGCCCTTTTCGTCGAGAGCGTATTGGAAAATTATTTGGCTTTTTTCATGTTTATTAACCAAATATCCAACCCCTAGGAAGCACCCTATAAGCCTCATCGTAACTTCGCTATACACATCAGCAAAAACTCCTTGCCCCGCCGAAACTATTGGGGAGAACACTTGGTCATTCTTGCTCAGGCTTCCTGCTTCATTCCACCCTGGCTGGACATATTTGCTTCCATGCTCTTTCGCACCTCTCTTTACTGAATAAAACTCATGATCTGAGGTACACACTATTGGGTTCGCTAGAGAACCAGCTACAGATACCGCGACCAGGTTTCCAGGGTTTGGATTTCTGATATTTTTAACAACCCTTTTCCAGTTTCCTTTATGAGTGAGGACAAAATCCTTGCTTGACACCTGCTCTATCGGCTTATAACCATTCTTAGTAAGAACCTGTGTCCCTGGAGCGAAACAGGCATCCAACCACTGGGCGCCTGGAAAGTTAGCTTGAGAGTATCTCTTAACTCGTGAGGCAAACTTTTTAATACCTTCATCTTCGCCCATTATCTCGTCATATATACAAAACTGGTCGTCATTGTTAAAGCCAGCGAACACTACAGCCGGTCGGTGATAACCAAAGTCCCAGCCGCGATACACATAATCACCTGGCTTAGGAGATGTTTCAGCAATCAAATGCTCACCAAAGTCCTCGTACACTGCCTTACCAGAAAACGTCTCGTAGCTGATCTCATACTCACGCTGCCACGACTTCTCACTAATACCCTCTTTAGCACGAGCTATCCACTCCGGGTTGTTTTTGTCCGGATCTACACTATAGTGCACACGAACCACACAAAACTTATTCTTGGGGTTCCACTTAGGCTTTAATAGCATTGATCGCCTCCATAATCTGTGCAACCGTTACACTTTGTCTTGACTCTACTGAGAGAAACTCCGCAGCACTCTCAAACGTTTCATAAGAGGTGTCATCCTTACGAATAGCATACCCAGCCTGACCAACGGTCATCTTATAGTGTGTGTCTGTTACCTCTACTACCATAAATCCCTGACTGTTCTGTAGAAGAACTCCTGCCCGTTGGGGGTAGAGATCATTACAAACTTACCACCACCAAGCAATGACGGCCGTGCTGACTCATAAGCCTTCTCCGTTTCTTCTTGGAAGGCCGTCTCGTCTGAGATAATGAGCGAGGCCGTGTACTGACGAAGCTGGTCTGCACCCTGCGGTACACCCTGAATAATAGAATTATTCTTACTCCACTGGATTTTATTATAACTAAACGGATCGGCCCTATTTGTCTGCTTGAGCCAATCCGGGAGATGCTCGTAGATGATCTTGATGCGATCAATCATGGCGTTGGCGTCCTGCTCTTTCTTAGAAACAATAAACGTACGCGTGCCAACCGGGCGGTGGAACATATTAAACCAAAGGGGGATAGCACAAACGATGATCCATGACACCATCATCTGCCGAGACTTCTCTATAGCAATAAGATCCTCTGTCATGAATATGTCGCATAAATCCCGGATGTACTCCTTGCGAGGGATAAGCCGATATGGGTCAGCATGATTATGCTCGTCCAGTGTGTAGCAGTAGTTAGTCAGGAAATAGTATGGATCGTTCTTAATACGCTTTAGCTCTACTTGATTAGTGAGAACCTGAGCTTCAGCAACTAATTGATCGAGAGTATCCACGTGAATAGTCTACGACAATAGTAGTAGTTTGGCAAAACTATTGCATGCTTGGGAACTTTACGAAGTTGTATCCACCATCAATCTTCACAGCCACACCATCGTAATCACCAATAGCGCGGATATAATTGCCAATATCCCCATCGATGGCTTTTTCAAGATCCGAGAGCCGATCAAACCCTAGTTCGTTGGCCGTTCGGATCAACCACTCTTTGAATTGTTGCCGACTCGCAAACACAAGTGGATTCTTGGGAATACTCTCTGGTCCAAGCTCAGAGACATTGCTTCCGTATCTCTCTGCCTCACGCCTAGAGGTAGTAGTGTATAGACCTTTTCCAAGAGAAGCTGTTCCGGCGGTTGATCCTCCCTTACCAGTTCCCCTATAAACCTTTTTTGGAAGTTTTATTCTATCGACAACCTCTGGAGCATATTCAACAAACGCACGGGTCTTTTCTGGAGGAACACTAATAGCCCTCTTCACCTGGGCAGGATCAACACTCATGACCTGTCCACCACCAAAACGTGTAATGAATGCACTAGGATCAGTTGTTCCGGCGGTTGCCAATGCCTCTTCCGAGTATGGATCGGTAGTAGCTCTCTGGGTCGGTGTCATGTTCATGCGACGCTGAACCGCTCGAGCCTCTAGTTCTCCGGAGAGGCGCTGATATCTATCTATACCCTCTTTTCCTTCTAGTGCGAACAATTCATCAAGAATGGCGTCTTGCTCGTCGCGTAGTCGTTGATACTCTGCTGTTTTGGCAAAGCCAGGAGTATCCCGCATCTCTTCTATGCGCCGAATTATTTCGTTATTTCTCTTTTTCAAATCAACTTTGAATAAATCGGGGTTACCACCCCTCGCGAACCCCTCTACTTCTTGTATAGCATGCTGGATCTCGTGCAAGAACAAGTCCTTCTGTATAAATGGGTTTCCTGAGATAGTTATGGTATTTGTCGTAGGATTGTATGATCCAGACCCAGGAGCTCTAGTAGAATCCAGCGTTACACGAACATCTCTAAGATTTGGATAGTTCTTGTAAAGCTCATCGTGATCCAATATGTCTTTAAGCAAGAACTGATTGTTCTCAAGTGATGATTCTAGTCGATCTACCAATGCTTTTACTCTAGAATGGTCAAGAGATTCCTCTGCTCGCCTGATCTGCTTTCCCAGACCCTCCAATGGACCAGATAGTTTTATCTTAGCCCCACTATCATCAATCTCGAAGCGTGGTTTCTTGTCAAGTAACGATGAAAACTGGCGTGAACCAGAGAAATCTGTGGCACTTGGTCCTGCTATCAGACCACTTCTGCTCGTTCTAGTAATCTCTTCTGGTAGGTTGTCCACATAATGTGAAAGCTCTCTAGCACCAACTCTACTCGCTCGATATAAAGCGGCGGGGTTTCCGGCCACGAGACCTATTACTGTTGCGGCATAGGGGTTTTTCACCCCCATGGATTCGGCCACTGATACCGGACGAGTCATGGCATTTACCATATTCCTATTCTGCTGGTGTGGATCAGATATCCCCTATCTTAGATTCTGCACACCACCGGCAACCATGCCTGTGAAAATATTCTCTGCTGCCCCGATGGGTACAGCACCCCAAACTCCAGAAGCTGCTCTAGCAGAACCCAATACTGCTGCGATAGTTGCGTCTCCACCGGAGACCCCTCCTGACCTAGCTCCAGATACGGCCCTACCAATGTCTTGTACTCCTTGAGAAATTTGTCCGAACACTTGGTGACGAGAATAGTCTGCCGCCGGCTGCAACACAGACATAATAGCCTCAGCAGTACGTTTTTGAACAGGAGTGAGTGGGGTGCGGGCTATATTCTGTATAACTTGCCTACCAGAAGTGGCAAGCGTACCAGTTTGTGGTCTAGTAAACTGTTTTACGCCTGATATGGCTCGCTGGAAAATGCTTTGATTATCTTCGTTCATACTAAAAGGCAGCCAGTTATGGCTGCCAGCACTTGTTGTGATTGAGCAACTCCATTATATCAATTGGAACGGTTGATGTCTAAGTATGTAACCGTTGCACATCTTGTGGCACTGTCCGAGCCATCACTCATCCTCTTCTTCCAGCTTCTCGAGGCGCTTGATCTCTTCGGCGGCGTATGGCTGGACCTCTCTATATGAAATGTAGATATTTTCACCGTGCTCTACGCTGTAAAAGCCATCCTGACTCCCCACACGTAAGAGTGTAAGAATGTCTCCATTGCTATAGTAGCCGCCTGAGTATCAACTATTTACAACGATAAACTTATCGCCTGGATTTGGAGGAGTGCTTGGTGCTTTCATAAACTCAATTATACTTTCAAAAATAAATGTACAAGTAATAAAACAGAAAACACTATAGGATAAAATCCATTTTTTTATCAGCGCGGCAATTCGCGACACCCTCCAGACGGAATGTCCTATAACAATTAAGAGTTATGGGACGTGGTTTTACAAAAAAG